CCAAGACCAATGATGACTAAGCCTAAGCCAAGACCAAAATCAATAGGTAAGAAAAAAATGTTTATGAAAGAAGGTAGCGGTGTATCAGGTAAAGACATGAGAAAAGCACCTGATTCAAAGGTCGAGTTTCAATCTAAAGTAATGAAGAGGAAAAAATAATGGCTGTTAAAAAGAAAAAAATAAAAACAGGCGGCTTAACTCTTGAAGAGGCTAAGAAAAAAATAAATGACCCTAATTATAATGTTATGTCTGGCAGAATAGAAAAAGATAAAAATGTACAGACAGGACCTAACAAAAGAAGAATAACAAAAGAAGATGTGATGAATATTGGTATGGGTGTGTTACCATTTTCAAGAATACCAAAATTTTTAAGTCAATTACCAAGGATGTTAAAACCATCTCAAAGATTTCAAAAACTTGTTACTAATACACAAAGAACCAAAACACAGCCATTACCAAAGCCTAGACCAAAGAGTTTAAGGTCTACGGCAGTGACAAAGCCAAGAGCAACTCAGTTAAAAAAACCTAGCACAGCAGTGACATCTAGATCTAACGTATCTCGTATGTCACCAACAAATGCTAAAAGATTTCAACAGATGGTTAACAGGGCTGTTTTAACTTCAGGTGTTTCTGAGCTAGTGAAGCCTAAGAAATCTGTCGCAACTACAAAACCTAAAACAAAAAAGAGTAAAGGTGTTGTTACAGGCCCTGAACTTGATTTACCTAAAAAGAAAAAAACACCAAAAGTTGCTCCAAAAAAAGCTCCTGTAAAAAAGAAAAGAAGTAATATTGTTCAAAAGGGAGGTAAGCCTACTTCATCTTATGATGCACAGTTTACTTATGATAATTTAGTAAAGAGAGGTGGCAAAAAGTTTGCAAAAGCAAGAATGTCACCAGAAAATTATGCAAAAGTTAAAAAGAAAGCAGGAGGCGGCACTATGAAAAAACCCATTCCACCAGAGGCCAAAGGTCTTCAAGCGTTAAAAAGAGAAAGGCCTGATGTAGTTAACAAAATGGGATACATGAAAAAAGGTGGCAAGGTTATAAAAATGCGTGGTGGAGGAGCTGCTACAAAAGGACTCAGATTCAATAGAGGTTATTAGTTGTCGAGATTAATATGCAATTTACCTGCTGTACAAGTATGGGTTAGAAAAGAGTATTTACGTGATCACGAAGATGGGCATGGCAAGTTCGTAAAAGGTATATGGGTTTCTTGTAAATCTTTGCCCGGTAGAGCTTTTTATTTTGAAACATATTTACCAGAATACGGTGCTATGTTTGACAAACTCCCAATAAGCGCTTTTGTAAGTGAGCCAAAAACACCAGAGCCAGACTTAGATTTGTATAATTTACAGTTTTGGAATTGTATGGATTACAATGTAACCTGCATACAAAAACAGTTTATTGGATCAATGACATATGAAATATATACAAGAGATGCAGGTAGTCTCAAAGGCAGTTATATAGCTACATTAGATAATTATCATGGTGACATAGACACAGTTGATTTTAGCACAAGCGAAACACCACAAGAACACAAGTCACATAATTTGTTAGAATTAGAAAATGGTCAGTTTTGTTTGTATCCAAATAATAGAACAAGAATATACGATAATAGTTTAACACCAGATAAACCTTTAACACCTGATTTTTTAGTTAGCACAGATTATTATCAAGTTGAAAACGAAGGTAAGTTAGATAGATTTGGTGACAGTGATGAGTATTTTTATAAAACTAAGAAAGAAAAGTAATGCCTTACTCAGTTGGTAAATATGCATATGGTATATGTGACAAAACAGGTTTTAGGTATCCTCTTAGAGAACTAATACCAGAAATTAGAAACGGTGCTAAAACTGGTATGATGGTCGGGTATGATGTTGTTGATCCGGATCACCCTCAGAACCATTTAGGTAAATTTAAAACTGATGATAGTCAATCATTACTTAACGCAAGACCGGATAGAATAGAGCCTGCAACAGAGAGGCTATTACTAATAGATCCTTTTACAACCGCTGCTGCAGATAGTGGTAGTACTGTAGTTACTGTTACAGAAAAAGATCATGGAAGGTCTACATCAGACACAGTCAGATTTAGAAACTGTGTGGGATTTGATGGTTTAACAGCGGCTAACTTTAATTTGGCTACAGGATATGTTATAACTAAATTAACAGACGATACATATACTATTACTGTTGCTGCATCTTCTACCACCGGCTTAATAAAAGGTGGTGGCGTTCATGTTACAGTAGGACCAGTTACTTTGGAGGCTTAGATGAGCTTTACATTTGCACAGCTAAAAACAGCAATACAGGATTATACAGATAATTCTGAAACGACATTTGTAAGTCATCTATCAGACTTTATAAAAGCAGCAGAAGAAAGAATATTTAAGAATGTTGATTTAGAGATATTTAGAAAGAATGTTACATCAGCATTATCAACAAGTGATAAGTTTTTAACTATACCAACAGACTATTTAGCATCTTTTTCTTTACAGATCACAACAGCAGGTAGTGAGTCTTTTCTGTTACAAAAAGATGTAAACTTCATACAAGAAGCATACGATGCTTCATCCTCCACAGCAAAGCCAAGATACTATGCACAGTTTGATGCAAATAATTTTATCGTTGGCCCTACCCCAAACTCAAATTATGCAATAGAATTACATTACTATTACAGACCAACCAGCTTAACTGCTGGTTCTGATAGTGGTACAACATGGTTAAGCACTAATGCCCCTTTTGCTTTATTATTCGGATCATTAGTGGATGCATATTTATTTATGAAAGGTGAGCCTGATTTGATACAACAATATGAGAAAAGATTTATGGATCAATTAACAAGACTTAAAGATTACGGAGAAGCAAGAGAAAATACTGATGCGTATTCTGAGGGTTTACCTAGAGCGCAAAGGACATAGGAGTAGAATATGGCAACAGCAAACGCAGCAACCACCTTTTTAGAAAATAGAATTTTAAGTTTTATTTTTAAAAATAATGCGGCATCTTTTACCACACCCGGCAATGATATTTTTGTTGGGTTAGCAACAGCAGTATCAAATTTTAATGACTCAACAGGTGAGTCTGGAGATCCTGTTATAACAGAAGCAACCTTTGGTGCATATGCAAGAAAAAGAGTCAATCATGCTGATTGGACACTAACAGCAGAATCTGCTGATACACAAACTTGCAAAAATACAAGCGCTATAGAATATCTTGAATGCACAAGTGGTAGCAATACAATAACACATATTTTTATAGCAACTGATGAAACTGCTAGTTTAGATGTTGTTGGGTCTGGTGGTAACGTATTATTTATAGGTGCGTTAGATGCATCTAAAACAATATCAACAGGTGATATATTTAGGATTAATGCAAATAATTTAACAATAGAGTTAAAATAATGGCTTTTGTAATAAACGACAGAGTAAAAGAAACAACCATTACTACCGGCACTGGTACAATTTCACTAGCTGGTGCGGTTACTGGTTTTGAAACTTTTGGTACTGGTATTGGTAATTCTAATACAACATATTACGCCATAACCCTACCCGGAACCGCTGAGTTTGAGGTTGGTCTAGGTACACTTAGTAGTGATTCTAGCACCATAGCCAGAACTACAATTATTAGTAGCTCAAACAGTGATAGCGCAGTTGATTTTAGTGCTGGAACAAAAACTATTTTTTGTACAATACCAGCATCTAAGTCAGTTCTTTTGAGTGACGTTGGGGCTTCTACTTTAGATTTAAGCTCTGCTAATACACATGCAGGTCGATATGGGAGTTCATCAGCACCTATAGAATTTACGGTTACAGTGGCAGCTAAAACAGCGGCTCATCCTTATTATGGAGATGGCAGCTCTAATGCCTACTTTATAAATGGTGTTGAGTCACCTGCTTTAACATTACATGGTGTTGACAATGTAACATCTAATTCAGAATATTATTATAGGTTTACTCTTAGCTCAAGTGATATGTCAAATCATCCATTTAGACTTTATCTGGATGCAGATAAGACTACAGCATATACAACTGGAGTAACAACAACTAGTACATATTTACAAATAGCAGTAAATGAGGACACACCTAATATACTTTATTATCAATGTTCTTCTCATGGATACATGGGTAACTATGCAATTACATTAGGATCTAATAAAATAAATCATACTGAAGCTCTGATAAGTTTTCCAACTACAACTGGAACACTTGTAGGAACAGGTGATACAGGTTCAGTAACTAATGATATGTTAGCAGGAAGTATTGCTTCATCCAAACTAGCAGGGAGTATTGCAGATAGTAAACTTAGCACAATAAGTACGGCAGATAAGGTATCAGGTGCAGCTATTCAAATAGATGGTGCAACAGATGGAACATCTATTACTATTGCTGATTCAGATAAGTTTTTAATAGATGATGGCGGTACTACAAAATATGTAAATGCTTCTCAGGTAAACACATATACAAGTGCTAACGCTACTGATGCAGTAAATGCAGCACATGTTTTAGTAACTGATAATGAAAGCACAAATGAAGAAAACTTAATCACATTTGTAGAGGATGCTACATCTAGCACTGGAAATGTTGGTTTAGAAATGGATGGTGATTTAACTTACAATCCAAGCACTGGTACAGTTTCAGCTACAGTTTTTAAAGGTAATATAGATGCAGTTGATGGTGACTTTGATGGTACATTAGAAGCAGATGCGATGACATTAAACGGCACAGCAATTACAACAACTGCCACCTTATCAACTGGTATATCTAATGGCAATGTATTAGTTGCAACAAGTGGTGTTGCGGATAATGACTTTTTAAGAGTTGATGGTACATCAATAGAAGGCAGAAGTGCATCTGAAGTATTAAGTGATATTGGTGGTCAAGCCTCCTTAACATTTGGTATATCAAATACTAATGCAGTTAAGATAGATTCCTCTAGTGTAGCAGATGATGAGTTTGCAAGATTTACTGCAAATGGTTTAGAAAGCAGAAGTGCCTCTGAAGTATTGTCTGATATAGGTGCAACGTCTGCTTCGGCAGCAGCAGATGAGGCAACGGCTTTAGCAATAGCGTTAGGATAATAACATGGCAAATACATTTAAAGTAGTTACAGCACAAGGGATAACAACTGAAGACCAAATATATGTTGCAGGTGGTTCGATTGTTGCAACAATAGTTTTAGGAATTATGGTTGCTAACACAACGACAAGCCAAGTCACTGTATCAGTAAAACTTGTATCAGATACAGCCAGCAGAACACATAGTGGAACTAATAGTGGTGCTAATAACACAGTTCATTTAATTAAAGATGCACCAGTGCCTGTAGGTTCATCTCTTGAATTACTAGCTGGTAACAAGGTTGTATTAGAGGACACTGACGAACTTACATTCGCTGCATCAGGAGCATCTGATATAACTATATCAATAATGGAGATAACAGCTTAATGCCATATATAGGTAACACAGCAGCAAATAGATTTGTAGCATCTAAAGCAGCATCTGTATTTTCAGGTAATGGATCTAATCAAAACTTTACCCTAGATCATTCAGTAGGTTCAGATGAAGATATACTTGTATCTGTAGATGGTGTTATCCAAGAACCCTCCGTAGCTTATTCAGTAAGCAACGGAACTACACTTACATTTACTGCTCCACCATCAAATAACTCAGGTAATAACATCTTTGTATATTACTTGTTTAGGACAGTGGGTACAGTAAGTCATCCAAATAATGGTGCATTAAGTGCGTCAACAGGTACATTTAGTGGCGCAATTACAGGCGGTGGTACATTTACACCCGGAGGCAATATAGTTATACCTGATGCAGGTAATATTGGTAGTGCAAGTGATACAGATGCTATTTCTATATCAAGTGGCGGTGTTGTTAATTTTACTCAATCACCTACAGGCGGTCCTTTAGTAAAATTAGTAGATCAAGCTATAAGCACATCTGATGGTACATTTGTTGTTAACAATTCTTTTATAAACAGCACATATGATAGCTATCTTTTTTTGTATGAAATACATACCTCAACAGAAGATGAAAGGCAATTACAAGTAAAGTTTTACCTAACAACAACTGCTAGTGGAGATGCTGGAAGTATAATATCAGGTAATCATCATTCTTATGGAAACTCTCAGTTAGGCATGAACTCAAGCACAGCCGCATATAGATCGCAAAATTACACTAGTTCTTATGGAGTTATAGGAACTGATGAAATAGGAAATACTACTGGAGAGGGAGGAGCTTTTCATGGTATTTTACAAAATGTAAATACTACAGATGCCCCTGTTGCATTTAATGGTCAGGGTAGTTTTTCTGATGAAGATGCTAATCATAAAGCATTTACTTTTCATGTTGGTATGGACCCCGGAACTTATAGCGCTTACTATTGTAGAGGTATATTATTTCAACTTAGTGGTGGTCAACACACTGGTAAATTTAAATTATATGGATTTAATTAAGGATACAATATGGCTAGATATCATCAATTAGCAGGTGGCGGAAAACAAAAATTCACAGCAGAAGAAGAAAAAATAAAAGATGCTGAAGAAAAGGCATGGTTAGATGGCAAAGCAGAAAGACATTTATTAAAATTAAGATCTGCAAGAAATGAATTACTTGCTGAAACAGATTATATGGCATTAGGTGATGTAACAATGAGCGATGCTTGGAAAAAATATAGGCAAGAATTAAGAGATATAACAAAAACCTTTAAGTCAATGAAAGACAAAAATTTTAAGTTTCCTGAGAAACCAACGGAGTAAAGGATGGCATTAACAAAAGTACAAGCAGAGGGCATAAACTTAGCAGATACATTTGCATTTAGTGGCTCTGTGACAGGTGCAGGCACAAGAAAACTTCTTAGGTCAATAACTATTTCAAGTAATACTGCTACTGTTGATTTTGTTAATGGTAGTAATGGCGTTGTTTTAGATAGCACTTATCCAAGATATCAAATCACAATAGATGCTTTTGTTCCAGAAACAAATGGTAAACATATTCGTGTTTTAGTAAGCTCTAATGCAGGTTCATCTTATTATGGAGATAGCCAATATAATTGTATAACTCATAGGTCATACACAAATACTTCAACGACAGCAACAGATGTAAATTATTTTAATGATTTTGCTGGATACAATTATCATGGAATAAGTAACACTGCTAATAAAGGTGGTGGTCATGGTACATTGACGTTTCACAATTTAGGAGGAGCAAGACGAACTGTCATACATGGTGACTTTTGGGCGTTTGGCGATACTTATTATATAATGACTCAATCTTTGGGTGCATATGAATCAAATTCAGTTACTATTGATGCAATAAGAATAAAAGCCACATCTGATGATATAGCTAGTGGAATCTTTAAATTATATGGTATTGTATAATGAAAAATAGAATTAAAAATGTAAATGGAATTGAAATTGAACTTACTGATAAAGAGCAAGAGGAGTTAGAAGCTGAAGAGAAAAAATGGGACAATGGTCAAGCTGAAAGAGATTTAGCTGAATTAAGATTTTTACGAAATAACTTATTGACTCAAACAGATTGGACACAATCAAGAGATGTTACTTTATCAAACGATACACAGTGGAAAAATTACAGACAAGAACTAAGAGATATAACCAAAAAATTTAAAGCAATTACGGATAAAGATTTTAAATTTCCAGATAAACCAACGGAGTAAATATGCCCTACATAGGAGTCAGTCCACAATTTGGAGTTAGAAGAAAGCACACTTATACTGCTATCGCTGGTCAAACCATTTTTACAGGTGCAGGGTCAGAGGGTGCAACATTAAGTTACACAGATAGTAACTTTGTTGATGTATATCAAAATGGTGTAAAGTTAGGTGATGCAGACTACACATCTACAAGTGGAACTCAAATAGTATTAACTCAAGCAGCATCAGTTGATGATCTAGTAGAAATAATAGTTTTTGATGCTTTTAGTGCTGCAGACACTGTAAGCAAAGCAGATGGTGGTACGTTTGATGGAAATGTTACTATGGGTGGTACGCTAGGAGTTACTGGTGCAGCAACTCTTTCTAGCACACTTGCTGTAACAGGTGATGCTACATTTGATACATCTACATTAAAAGTAGATGCCTCAAATAATCGTGTGGGCATAGGAACTGCTAGTCCAAGTGTTCCATTAGATGTAGGAGATAATGACTCTGGAAGTGCAGGAACTACTGGCATACAAATTCAAAATTCACAAGCATTTGCAACAGCATACGATCAAACAAACTCAAACACTTGGGCAGGTATTCAAACAGTAAACCACGATGATACATCTACTCAAACAGGCACGGGACTTATCTTTGTACATAGGTCATCTGGTTCAGGAATAGCAGCAATTCAAAGCACATCTAGTGCAAGTGATAGGGCTGATATACGATTTATTACAAGAGGTTCTGATGGCATAAAAGAAAGAATGAGAATTGCTAATAAAGGTTTTCTAAGAGCATCACCAGATAATACTGTTACTAATTCAAGATTAAGTGCTACTACTGCCCATGTGTTTCATTCACATACAGATGGTTCAATAATGATATTTGCAGAGAACACGCAATCTGATCCTTATGGTATGATGTTTGACTTCTCACAAGCATCACCTGATGACAATACAAATTTTTTTATGAAGTTTGAAGATAGCACAGCAGAAAGAGCGCATATATATACAGATGGTGATATGAGAAACCATGATGGTACTTTTTCACAATACTCAGATATAAGAATTAAACAAAACATTACAGATGCAAATAGTCAATGGGATGATATCAAAGCTATTAGATTTATAAATTATAAAGCTAAAGATGATGTTAGGCAGTATGGTGAGGATAAAGCTAAAATTCAACTAGGTGTTATAGCACAAGAAATGGAAAAAATAAGTCCTAAATTAATTAAGGAATATTCACCCAGTAAAGCAGATGTAAAAAGCTCATCTGAATTTGGAACTCTTTATGAAGAGGGCGATACTATTCCAGATGATAAAACTGTGGGAGATGTAAAAGAAGTAAAAGACAAGGTAAAGGGAATAGCTTATTCTATACTTTATATGAAAGCAGTAAAAGCACTACAAGAAGCAATGACAAGAATAGAAAAATTAGAAGCAGAAGTAAAAGCACTAAAAGGTGAATAGATGACCAAAGCAGCAGAATTAGCAAAGATGGGTGAAGTTCTGACCAGTAGTCAACTTGGTGGTAGACGTAATGTTGTAATTAATGGTGGATTCCAATGTTGGCAAAGAGCAACCTCAATAACAGTTAGTGGTTTTAGTGCTGACAGATGGAGGTCTACAACTGGTGCTGGTGGTGCTATGACAGTTAGCAGACAAGAATTTGCTTTAGGACAAACAGATGTTCCAAGTAATCCAAAATATTTTTTTCGTCATGCACAAACTACTGCTTTTACAAATACTGGTTACAATAGTGATAGAACTCGTATTGAAGATGTGAGAACTTTATCAGGTCAACTATGCACATTAAGTTGGTACATGAAAGCAGATGCAAGTAGAACTGTAAGAGTTAATATTACACAAGACTTTGGCACTGGTGGCTCTCCAAGTGCTGATGTAGAAACTGCTATTGTGTCAAGTCAAGCAATTACAACTTCATGGGCAGAATATACTGTGACATTTACAATGCCCTCTATAAGTGGAAAAACTATAGGTGATGATGAAGATAGTTTTATTGAATTAGGTTTTGATTATAGAGCAGAGGTTAATAATACTTTTACTATTGATATTGCAAATGTTCAGTTAGAAGCAGGACAAGCCACACCATTTGAGAATAGGTCATTTGGGGAAGAACTGCGTTTGTGTCAGAGATATTTTCACAGATGGGACTCTGCAGCAAGTAACTATTTTAACATAGCTATTGGTTATGTATTAGGTGCTAATGCTTCAAGAGCAGTATATCAATATCCTAATATAATGAGAGCAGCACCAACTATTGATCATAGTGGAACTTTTAGAGTTTATGATGGAACTGCTAGTCGTGCTGTTTCAGATGTAACTTTTCAAAGAACTAACGAAGAACAAGTGTATATATCTTTTACTACTGGTGGCGATGCTACTNCAAATAGACCATGTGAGATGGGTGCTAACAATGATACTACTTGTACAATTGATTTTAAAGCAGAGTTATAGGAGATATAATGGATAATATAAACATTGCTTCAGCAAAATACATAAAGGATGAATATGGTGACAATAAAAATTGTGCAATTAAGGCTACAATAGATGGTCAAAATTCGTGTGTACCATTAGACCCTAGAAACGCAGAGTATAAAGCAATCCTTGAATGGGTAGCTGAAGGCAACAAGATAGAGGATGCCGATTAATGTTGGGTCACTCTGCTATTGCTGATGCAGCTATTGCTGATGTAGGTGGCGTAGTACAAGCGGCAACAGCAGAAATGAGCGCCATAGGTTCTTCTGCTACTGTAGCTGTAGGCACATTAGTTGGTGTAATTAATATAAGTGGAATATTTACTCAAACTGCAGAAGTTAGCACCAAAGCTAGCGGAAACATTGACTTAAGCAGTAATTTTACAACCACAGCAGAAAATATAGCTTTTGTAAAAGAGGCTATTGCAAGTTTAGATAGTAATTTTTCAAAAACTACTCAAGGTAATTTTATAACTGCTGGGACATCTTCTCAGCAAATAAATTTTACAAAAACAGCGTCTGGAGATATACTATATGTAGCAGTTGTTACAGACACTGCAACAGAAACGTTTACTGAGATAACGCCAAGCGGCACAGAGACTTGGACAGAAATAACACCATCTGGATCAGAGACTTGGACAGAAATACAGTGAGGTAAAAATGGCAAGTACATACACAACTAACTTAGGTATAGAAAAAATAGGAGCTGGTGAACAGGCAGGAGCTTGGGGAACTACTAC